TTACCACATTACGTTGCGCTTAACCTGCTCTTCCCGATCCGGACGTGGCACCGAGCGCTCCACCAGCTCATGCTCATCGAGGGAGTGAATCAGCTTTTCAGAACCAACCACATCAGCAAACGCCCACGACGTCAGCCCGGCATTGTGGATGCGCAGGGCGAGATCGCTGTGCTCATACATGCCGCGACCGTAAATCGGGTCGAAGCCACCAACGCGCTCTATCGCGCTACGGTGGTAATAGAGCATCACACCACGCTGGCCGGTGTAGGCGATATGCTGATCGTCGCGATACAGCACCGCGATATCGTTAAGCTTGCGCGCGCCAGCCAGATCGAGAAACTGATAAGCCAGATGTGGCTCGGGTGATTCGATGTAAGGCAGCCACCAGCCATCTGCGATCGGCCAGGCGTCATCGTCCCACAAGAAAAGGTGCGCACAACCGGCATCCATCAGTGCAGCCAGACTGGCATTCTTTGATGCCACAATGCCCAGCGATTTATCGTGTCGGATCAGGTTAACGCTGGCAGGTACAACCGCTGGTGGCTGCGAACCATCATCAACGACAACTACCAGCGCACCAGCAGGTAAATGCCGGAGCTGGTGCTCCAGCGCCTGACTGAGTACGCCAGCGCGATTATGCGTGGAAATGGCTATGCCGATCCGGCTGGTGGTTGGCGCGCAGGCAGGTACATACGGGACACCATCGATTTCTACTCGCATGGCTCAATCCTTACCGAGCCCCGCAGGGTTTGCCGCTTAACCTCTCCGGATTCAAGTACGATTCGCTCGTCTTTGAATACCGCGCAAATCACTTCGCCTTTATCATCGTCAGCAGCAAAGCAGTGTTTGATCTCTTTTCCATCAATAAAAACTTTATAGCGCTCAACAGCAGGGTTAATTCTTTTATCGGGATCATCATCAAGAACGGTGATGCGCATGATTTATCCTTTTAGATGTGAGCCTGTCGCATGGGACAGCCGCCCGAGAACACAGCTTTCCCCAGGCTCACGACTGAAAGACTCTCGATTGTTTAGCGCATGCGAGGCGCAATAAAAAAAGCCACCAGCGGATGCCAGTAGCTTAGATGTGTTATGGTGGCCGGTGCTGATCTCCGGCTTTGCGGCTTAACGATCTAGGTCTGTGGTGCCACAAGAACGACCGGTCACGCTAATCAGCCTTGGCAATTCCTCCACAAATTAACATTATCACAGGCACTCAGTGAATGCCTGCTGTAATGCCGCACGGTGATGGCAACAAAAAACCGCCCGGAGGCGGTTAGTTATCTAATTCATGTCGAATCCAATCACCGTCAGAATTAATAGCAAATAGCTCTACTAGTTCCTCTTGCTCAGAATCATATACTTCGACGACATCAGGATTAATGAGCACATTATCTTGAGCGGCACCGACTAAATCAGCGATCTGTCCTAAATTGTCAGCAAAACCGCAAAAATCTCGGTAGCCACCTGGAAGCCCATCCTTTTTATAAGCAAAAACCATATAGCGCTTCACGGATTGCATTTAACCTTTTCATAATAAATTGGATCTTCAGTATATGCCGATAATATGACGCTTAACAGCGTGGCTAGCCGTTATCCCTTGTTGAAAAGATTCATCATCAGGCGCACTCGCAAATGCGCGTTGTGATGAACCCTGCAGTCTGAGTCTAGAAGTGCTACAGCACGACATGCCCACATGCAGGCTTCCTGCATTTTGGTGCGGGCAATAGCTAGGCAGCGCGCAGCTTCCTGTGCTTCGACAGAGTGATTCGCCGTCTCAGAAAGCTCAGCGCTTACGTTTTCGCGTTCGGTATCGAGAAGGTTGCAGAAATGGTGGCTGACGCCTTCAAGACGTTTCAGGAGATATATCCCATTTATGCCAACCAGATCATTGCGCTCAGCTTTCGTTTCGGCAATTCTGGATTAGACTTCAGATTTTGACAGGTTTTTAAGCCGGCACGGTTAGAAGTCTTTGCGCTGTACCCCGCCCGAATAGCCGCTTGGGTGGCGTTCAAATCGATGAGGTACTCGCGACAGAACATTTCTTGTTTGTCATTGGGTTCCATTTCAATTCTTAGGAGAGATTTATGGTTCATGATTATCTGGTTTCATGTACTGAAAAAGGCATTGCACACAAGACCCTTTGTGAAAACTGTGTTGTCGCCTTTGACGTACATAGTGATGAAGGCCCTTCATCTGGTGCATGCGAGTACCAAGGGGAAGACTGCGAAGATGAGTAAGGAATAAGTAGTGCCTTGATTTATAGATTACTAGGGCGCTTATCCTCCGTCTGCGTGAACCGGGAGAGCTTAACGTCTCCCGGAGCGAAGTAAAGCCACTCACTACTCTCTTGTGCCAGTGCGACAATCTAGTGGTCCACTAAAATTGATCACCATCTTAGAGTTCGTCCAGTATCGTTTTTTTCAAATTCGTTCGATTGTAAATTAAAGCTTTATTATGGATTGCCGATCTTTATGTCTCTCTTTTTGAAAAGGAATCAACAATGGCTTTTGAGTCAATTGCAGCAGCCCAAGATTGTCGTGAGTATTTGGGAATAAAGGGAAATACTTACGTAACCGTAAACGGGTATGTAGATGGTAATCCTCACAATGTGACTATTTTATCAGACTACGACAAAGTTATATTTAGTTTTGAGTCCGCAATCTGTGGTTATCAGTATTTTGATTCGCGCTTTCAAAAAATGGAGTGGGACGAAGAAGAATGCACCTTAACCATAAGCAGTGATAAGCAAAATTACTCTTTCGAGGTGCATTTCCCAGAGCAGTACTAATCTACATAACTCATCAACTGACAACCAAAATCACTGGCTGCACTGCTCAGTAATGAACTGTTGAAGTGCGGCTATTTTTGCTCGGTCAAGCTTGATTCCGTCTCTGATACTAAGAACGTTTCGTCCAGCAACTGAAGAGAGTTCGATGGTGGCATCATTGCCCATGCTGGAGGAACTGTTATTTTGGGTTGTGACTGACACTGGACAGCGGCCTTTGACGAGCACCCGACCACCATTATCAAGCTTACGTTGCAGAGCAGCATTTTCAGCTTTTGCATCGGCGAGTTCCTTTGTGTATTTAGCATCTAGTGCAGCAACTTCGCTCTGGCGCACCTTGATATCGGCGATTGTTCGATTAACCAGTTTTAGGTTGTGGGTGGCTTTATCGCGTTGGTCTTTGAAAGTGATCGCATTATTGCGGTAATGGTTAATCGTCCAGGCGATGGATAGTACGCCGGCGAGTAAGAGCAGAGCCGCAGCGGCTTTCCAGCTGGAAATCATTTTTTGCTGTCAGAAAGGAACAGCGCCCGCTCTGCTTCACGGCGCCGGGTCAGGCCTGCCAGCACTTTTCCACCAGCCTTATTCCAGCGCGGGAACTCATCAGCAGCACCGGCGTAATCACCAGCGTTAAGCTTTTGCAGTAGCGTGGAAGTCGACAGCGCGCGGGCGCCGAGGTTATAGGCGAACGAGACCAGTGCATCAAACTGGCCCTGTGTCAGCTTCACCTTTACCAGTTTCGACACGTCGCTTTCGTAGCTCACCAGCCCGGTGCGTAGCAGGCGCTCGGCGGTTTCTTCTTTGATGGTCATACCGGGGCGGATCGGTTTGCCGTCCACTGGCTGAGTCCAGCCATAACCAATTGTCCAGACGCCCACACTGTCCTGATAGGCTGTGAGGCGCAGGCCTTCAAACTGCTTGATGAGAGAAATGCCTTTATCGCTGATCCGCATTATTCTGGCCTCAGTACGTTAAACAGGCGCGCCACGTTGCCCCGCGCTTTGAACACTGCAGCGCAGATGATTAGATTCAACATGACGGTCGCCCAGTGGACGTTGAAATAGAAATCGAACATGAAACGGAAAGGGACACTGGCATAAGCGAGGATGATCACGTAAGCCAGCCAGGAGGCCCATACATTGTGTTTGCCGCCGGGCTTACGGAACATCATCAGGCGGATCACGATCATTGTGCAGGCTGCGACATTCGTCAGCACCAGTGGGTCAGTCGTTACCATTGTTTCCTCCCCGCCACCTTTGCAGCAGTGACAGAGGATCCTGCTCACTGAAAAAGGTCAGCGTCTTAATGGCCAGCGCAGAAAGCAGAACCGCGCCGAGAGCATCCAGAGGCTTGTCGCTGTAATGGGTAATGCTGGCGAGCATCGAGCCCACTAGCCCGGATCCGTACACACCTGCAAAGTACGAAACGACGAAGTATGCCGTTCGCCGCGGCAAAGTCAGATCGGCGGCAGTTGCCACATAAAAAACCGCGCCGGCGAAAGCGCCAAAAACCACACCGTAGTCGGTACCAGTCAGAAGCCCATAAAGACTGGCGCCAGTTAAGGCGCTGGCCGCCGCAGCGGACCCGGATACAGGTTCGGACATTAAGCCCCCTCGTATTTGCTGTGAATCCTCTTGAAATAAGGTGAAAGGAAAATCCACGCATAAAAGCGAAACTGAGATTGTTGGCATAAAAAAAGAATAAAAAGGCTTTGTTCGAATCATGCTTTTTGCGAAGCGTAGCGACTTTTTCTATTATCGATCTCGAAGAACTCTGGAGAAAAAATATGAGTGATGGATTACAGATTGTTATGTCACCAGTTCAAATGGCAGCGGTCCTGTCGGATAAAACCGTAACTGAAGCCGAAACCATGCAAAACCGCCTTCTCGGCGGTCTCGGCGTGGTTATGGGTACATTAGAGCTGGTTGGTGCGGCAGTCCTTTGCGTCACACCTGAACCTACCACGCTGACCAAGGCAGCCTGTGTTGTTGTTGGCGCTCATAGCATGGATTCACTGCAGGCAGCCATCGACCAGACAATATCAGGGCGTGATACCCGCACAGCGGCTTACCAGCTGGCTGTGCAGACAGCCCGTCAGTTTGGCGCGGATGAGGATACCGCATTAAACATCGGTTTAACTGTTGATATTGCGGTGCCGCTAGCCTTCGGCTTGTCGCTTGGCGCTTCCCGGGTTGCCTACGTTCGCGCAGGCAATTTCAGGCTGGCAGAGCATGAAGCTGTAAAAGGTATTAAAGCTGGCGGTCATACAATGGCGAAACATATCGCTGTTTCTGAAGAAGAGTTACTGGCTCGCCTTGCCAGAACCCCTCAAATGCAGTCCACATCGTCTTTTTTTAAGCTGGAGCAAGCTGAAAAAGTTATCAGTTCTGCACTTAAAGCTAACCGGTTGAAAATTCTGCACTGGGCAAATCTGTCCCGAAGCGCAGAAAATACGCTGGATATTACTTATAAATCAGGCTCAGCAGTTGGTTACGGTTTCCGCCAAGGGAGTCAGATCAAAGAAACTATTTATGTAGTACGAATTGTTCTTCTCAAAAAAATGTATAACAACAAGCCTTATTACGTTTTAACTGCATATCCATTCATGGGATAA